GGAGGTTTAATTATGGCAAGAAGAGTTGCAATTTCTAATTTAAATGCTTCCACTATTGATATTCTTAATACTATTAGAGCTAATGCTTCTTATGAATATCAGTCTAGTGTACCAGCTGTAACTACAGCACACGATATACCAAAAGTCGGCGAAGTGCTTTATGGTTATCCAGCTTTAGCAAACCAATTTATTAATGCATTAGTTAACAGAATTGCTTTAGTAAAAGTAAAATCTGCTACATTTAATAATGCATATGCAAAATTAAAGAAAGGTTATCTTGAATTTGGCGAAACAGTTGAAGAAGTATTTGTAGGTATCTGCAAAGCTCGTGAATTTTCTGCTGAAAAAGCTGAAGCTAGAGAACTAAAGAGAAGTATTCCAGATGTTCGTTCTGCATTTCACGCTATGAACTATAGAGTACAATATCCTATTACAATTCAAGATGAAGATTTAAGAATGGCTTTTACATCTATCAATGGTGTACAAGACTTAATTGCAAAAATTGTTGATGCTGTATACACAGCTAGTGAATATGATGAATATTTATTATTCAAATATTTAATGATTAAGGCAATTTCTCACGGTAAAATGTTCCCAGTAGCTGTTAATATGAGTGATATTAAGAATTCAGCTGTAGCATTTAGAGGAATGTCAAATCAATTAACATTTATGTCTAATAAATATAATGCAACTGGTGTTACAACAACTACACCAAAAGCTGACCAGTATATCTTTATGGATAGTCAATTCAATGCTAACTACGATGTTAATGTACTCGCTTCAGCATTTAATATGGACAAAGCTGATTTTATAGGTAAATTAATGCTCATTGATGACTGGACAACATTTGATAATGAAAGATTTGCTTCTATTAGAGCTGGTAGTGATATGATAGAAGAAGTAACAGCTGATGAACTTGCATTAATGGGTAAGGTAAAAGCTGTACTTGTAGATAGTGAATGGTTCCAAGTATATGACAACCAAAACAAAATGACAGAAAAATATGTAGCTAGTGGAGAATATTGGAATTATTTCTACAATGTTTGGAAGACAGTTTCTTCTTCTCCATTTTCAAATGCTATTGTATTTGTAGATAATTCTGCTGATATTTCTTTACCACAGTCATTAACTGTTGAAGTAACAGACAAGTCTAGTGCTGAAGAAGCTACAATTATTACATTAGGTGTTGATGATGAAGGTCAATCTTTAGCTCCATCTAACTACAACTTTATCCAGAGTGAAGACTGTGTTGAAGAAGGAATTGCTGTACATAAATATGGTGCAATTATTTACCCAGCTAATGCTGATGCACAATATATTTACTTATCTGTAAATGGTGTAACATATAAGTCTTCTTCTACAGTTGGAACAACAGCTGATGTTGGCGACACATTTGCATTCTATAAAGTTGAAGATGTTTCTTCTTATCTATCAGCATTATCAATTACTGGTGTAACATTAACACCAACATTTAATGGTTATACATTTAATTATACTGGTGCTACAACTACATCATCTGGTACATTAACAGCTACAAAGGTTGATAGTGAAGCTTCTATGGTAGTTAAATTAAATGGTACTACAGTTACTGGCACATCATTAACATTCAATGAGGGTGCAAACACATTAACAGTTGCTGTAACTGGAGATATAACAAATACATATACAGTTGCAATAACATATACAGCTGGTTAAAATTAATTTAATAATATTGGTGTGAGGGGTAAAACCCTCCACCTTTTATTATAGATAAGGAGATAGCATTATGGCAATAGCACCAAGCACAATTATTAAATTTTTAAAAGACTGCCCACTAGATAATTCTTATGACCATACTTTGTATTTTGATAAGACAAATATTATTGCAGGAAAAGAAGCTCAATATAACTACTTTAATAGTTTAGTTAAACCAGATGAGCCACCATCTTTTACAAGACCTAATATTACTTATACACTTACAGAGCAAATGTACCAAAGAGTTAATAAAAATTCTGTTAGAGTTCAAATACCAACAGACTTTTTATATGACTGTAATTATATTATGTTTCAAAATAAAAACTTTGGTAAAAAATGGTTTTATGCTTTCATTTCAAGTGTTAATTATGTTAATAATGCTGTATCCGAAGTTACCTACGAAATAGATGTAATGCAAAGTTGGTATTTTGACTATAATTTAAAAGAATGCTTTGTAAAAAGAGAACATAGTGTAACAGATAATTTATATGAAAATTTAATGCCAGAGGGTTTCAATGAGGGAGAACTTTATATTGATTATACAAATGACTATAAAGTTGAAAGTGATAATGGAAATTATATATGTTTAATGTACAATGCTGATGCACCAGCTACAGCTGGAGGAGAGCCACAGCCGGTTTCTGGCACAGTGTATGGTGGTGTTTATAGTGGTTGTGCAATAATTGCTTCCACAAATCCAGCAGATATTAACAATAAAATTGCTAGTTATTCAACTGGTGGTCTTGATAGTATTGTTGGAATTTTTATGTGTCCTTTCAACCCGACAAACCCAGAAACACAAATAGCTGGAATTTCATATGATAGACCTACAACATTAAATGGCTATACACCTAGAAATAAAAAATTATTGACATATCCTTATTGCTGTTTAAGAGTATCAAATAATCAAGATAAAGAAATGACATTAAATTATGAAAATTTTGCACATTATTCTGGAGATAGCATAACACCTACAAATAAATTGGGTTTCTCATTGAAAGAATGGGGTGGCTGTAATCCCGGAATTTCAGTTACACCAGTAGACTATAATGGCTATGGTCATAATGGTAGTGTAGCACAAAATATTCAATTTGATAGAGCATTAAATATTGATAACTTTGTACAATGTGGTTGGACTGGAAATACATTTGCTAATTATATGAGTACAGAATATCAAAAGAAACAAATAAGTGCAATAGCTTCTGCTGTAATAAAAGCTGGTGTAGGTTTGGCCACAGCAAATCCAATTGCAATTGTTGGTGGTATGGCAACTTTAGCTGGAACTACAGTAAACCTTGAGACAGAGAAATGGATAAAATCAAAATCTCCAGCTGAAACTAATGGTACTGGAGCAAGTGGTGGATTGTCATATGCTTTAAATTATATTGGATACACTTTTAAATTTATGGCAATTAAACCAGAAATAGCAAAATCTATTGACGATTATTTTGATATGTTTGGTTATGCTACAAATAAATTAAAAGTTCCTAATATTAGTAGTAGACCACATTGGAATTATGTTCAAACAACTTATTGCGAAGCTACTGGTAGTATGCCAGTAAATGATATGTCAAAAATAAAAGATATATTTAATAAAGGTATTACATTTTGGAAGAATGGTAACGAAGTTGGCAATTATAGCTTAAATAACAAACCAGTATAAAGGGGTGAAAAAATTTGGCAAAGAAACAAAAAGAGTTTTGGGAAACTAATGCACTTAATAGAACTAGTTGGCAATTATATTATAATAGATTAGTTGAATTAGCTATTTCTATGTTTGAGTGGAAAAATTTACCAGAAACTGTTGACCCCAGATATTTGGAATTGGTGTTGTTTAGTCAAGGACAAGCTGTGTTCTTTAAAGATGAGGTATTAGGATATTTAGGATTACAAGCAATTATTAGTGGTAATTTTGATGTTTATAGAATACCTAAAAATAGAAGAGCATATGCTGTAAATGGATACCAAAAGCAATTAACAGATAAAGATAGTGTACTCATTTTTAACAATTATTTACATACACCAAGTAATGTAGATATTGAAGTATTTGCAAGAAGATTATATAATCTTGACAGAAGTGTAGATGTAAATACAAATGCACAGAAGACACCTATGTTAATTACTTGTAATGAAAATGAAAGACTAACTATGAAAAACTTGTATGAAAAATATGAGGGTAACGAGCCAGTAATATTTGGCACAAAAGATTTAAAAACCTCTGACATACAAGCAATATCAACTGGTGTTCCTTTTGTTGCTGACAGATTATACCAATTAAAAGTCAATATTTGGAGTGAAGCATTGACATATTTAGGTATTTCAAATGTTTCAAACCAAAAGAAAGAAAGAATGTTAGTTAGTGAAGTAAGTGGTAGTTTAGGTAGTGTAATTTCAAGTAGATATTCCAGACTAGAAAGTCGTAGAGAAGCTTGTAAAAAGATTAATGATATGTTTGGGTTAAATATTGAAGTTGATTATCGTAAAGATTACAGAGAGCAAGAAAATGCAGAAGTAATTGATAGTACTACAGAAAACATTGACAACAAAGAAAAACAAATTGATGAAAAAGAGGTGTAATTATGGCTGATTATACCGTAGAATTGAGGTCAATTTGCGAAAGCTATGCTGGTAGAACTACTCATAGTGGATATAGTGAAATAGATGAGGTAATTTCAAAAGCTTTACCAAAAATATTTGACTTTGACTTTCCTATTTTTGATGAAAATTATAGGTCAGTTCTAGAAACTAAAATTATTTCACATTTTTATACAAGAGAAATTGGTATGGAAACTGTTCCTCTTTGGAAATTTAGATTAAAAACAAAGATGAATGAAATTATGCCATATTATAATCAATTATATAGAAGTGAAACATTAGATTTTAATCCATTATATGATGTGTCAACAACTAGAACTTATAGTCTTACTAGAACTGGAGATAGTACAAGCACAAGAAATGGCTCTAGAGAAAGTAGTGGTAATAGCAGAAACATTGATAAATATAGTGATACACCACAAGGTATTGTAGATTTAGGAAAACTTGTTAGTGATGACAATATTTATGTAACAAATGTAAATGTTAATGACAATGAATATGAAAATGCTACTACTTACAACAATGATGAAACTGTTGAAAATAGAGATTTACTTGATGAATATACTGAAACTGTAAATGGTAAAAGAGGTAGAGATAGCTACGCAAAAATGATTAAAGATTATCGTAATAATATGTTAAATATTGATATGATGGTTATAGAAGAATTAAATGAATTATTTTTTAGTTTATGGTAAGGAGATGAAAGTATGAATAATATTAAACCAATTTATACTCCACCATTTAATCCCTTAATACCACAGACATATGGCGACGAAATGTCATATTATGAAACATTAAGAGTGTGCATTGATAAGATTAATGAATGTATAGAAGAAATTGGTAAAATTACTGATGAAGCTGTTAGACAAGCTAAGGCATATACCGATAGCAAGTTAAGTGAGTTCCAAGCTGTTGTAGATGGATTTGTTGAACAATTTAATCAGCAAATTATAAGCCTTAACCAACAGTATAATCAGTTTACTTACACAGTTTCAAATAATCTTGCTTCAATGCAGTCACAAATTAATGCATTTGATAACAGATTAACTAATAGTATTACAGCTGTTAATGCAAGAACAGATTTAGCTATTGCACAAAACAATGTATATATTCTTGAAGAAATAGGAAAAGGATTAGTTACTTTAAAGGTTACAAACTTTTTCACTGGAGAGTTAATGACAGTACAACAAATGTTTGACTATTTAGCTCAATTCCATGCTGAAAACTCATTAACATATACAGAACTTATTGCAAAGAATAAGACAATTAATGCATTAATAGCATTAAATGCTACTTACCAACAGTTAATTATTAATGGTAAAATTATTATTGTATAAGGGAGGAAAATTATATGAATAGTACAACTCATTATAATTTAAATGTACCAGTAGGTACAGACTTATTTAATCCACTTACTATTGATGCTCCTAACTGGACAACTATTGATACTGGTATGTGGAACAACAAAATTTCAGCAATTCCAACAGCTACAGAACTTGTTTCTAGTAATAATCACGCTATTACAAGAACAGTAACATCTGCACCTATGTTTAGATTTGTAGCTACTGGAGATGTAGTTGCTGGAGATACATTTACTGTTGATGGAAATCAAGTAAATGCTTATACTACAGATGGACAACCTTTAGGTGCTAATTGTTACAAAACTGGTGCAATGGTATTATGCTGTTTAGATGGACAAAGATTAACAGTATTTACATCTGGTAGTTCATTACCAGCTTCTATCAATGCAACAACATTAGAAAACCACCCAGCTAGTTATTTTGCTGTTGCTTCTACAACTGCTTCAAAGTCTGTAGGATATTCAGCTAACTTAACAGTTGCTGATTGGGTATTAAGTGGTGATGTATATGTTCAAGATGCTACTATTGCTGGTGTTACAACAACTAATAATATTATCGTTTCTCCAGCTCCAGCTTCGTGGGAAACATTTGGAGAATGTGCTATTAGAGCAACTGCACAAAGTACAGATACTGTTACATTTACTGCAAATACAGCTCCTACTGAAGCTTTATATGCTAATGTAGTTATTTTAGGTTGATGGAGGTGTTTTTATGATAATGAATAGTTTAATAGTTGGTGCTGGTGGAGGTAGTTTACCTAATTATACTTATACTGGTAGTTCTAATCCTAACTATGTATAT